CCATTGTAAAGAATGCCTTGATGAAATTTGCGCAAAAGAATCTATAGGTGATAATGTTTCTCCGAGAGAATATGCAAATTATGAATTTGGAGCAACTGAAAAAGGTTTTCAACTTTGGTGCGTGAGACACGAGAAAAATATTTTGGCTCTCGATTTGTTGGGTCAAAAAGTAACTTACGATAAATAAAAATTTTGGGCGATCGTAAATTTCTGGTCGCCCAGATTTTTTAAAAATTTTTTATTAGGGAGGGCCCCGCCCACATGCACTTACCACGGACGGCAGCTCTAAGCTGCCATCCTAAATTTTTTATTTTATTTGTTCCTTTTGTTCATCTGTTAAATCAGCGTCATTTAAATAAGCTTGTTTAATTTGCTCTTGAGTTGCAACAATCTCTATAATTTTTTCTCCATTATCGTTTAATTTAACTTTTATTAAACCTTTGTCTATTGCGTCTTGAGTTGCAAAATCAAAGCCCTCTTTGATTTCTTTTGTTAAATCAGCTAAAAGTTTATTTTTCATTCTTTCTCCTTTGTTAATATGTAGGATTTTATATTAATTATTTTTTTATTACAACAAAAAAATTTTTAAAAAAACCTGGGTGGGCCTCGCCCACAAGCTCTTCTCTACCTGAAGTTGAAAAAAAATAAATTTAATGCTTGACTATTATGTAGGATAGTTTACATACTATCCTATAAACCATTTAACAAAGGAGAATAATTATGGGTTTAGATCAGTACGCAGGACTTCGAGATAGTAATGGCGAAGTTCATGAGGAATTCTATTGGAGAAAGCATGCAAGATTGCAACAGTTTTTTTCAAGAGAATTTGAAAAGCAAAAAGGAGAAAGCGAAGAAAATAGCTACAATCTAGGTTTCAACGCAGGAGAAGGTGGCGTTAAAATCACCGAAGAAATTGTTGAAAGATTAGAGAAGGAGCACAAAGACAACTATCACGGAAGTTTTTGTCCAGATGGATTTTTTTGGGGACAACAATTTCAAGAAGAGCAAGTCAACGAATACAAGGCGCAAGATAAAAAATTTATTGCGTGGTGTAAAAAAATGTTGAAGGAAGGAAAAGAAATCGGCTACGATTGTAGTTGGTAAAGTTTAGATCGAGGGCGAGAAATCGCCCCTGATCCCAGATCCTACGGAACGCAGTCTGAAGCACAACAGCAAGCCGTCCGGAGCTCGTAGGATCTGGGATCAGTTAACAGAATCCCGCGGTTTGTAGTGGGCGGTTAACTGATCCCTGATCCCAGGTTTAATTGGAGTGTCAAAAGTATTATCGAAAGAGAAACTACACTGCAGTTCTCCAGTTGAACCCGGGATCAGTCGACAACCAGTATACTGGGGGGAAGTCATTACCTGTTGGCTGGTCTACACGCGAGCAGCTTACGACCCGGCTTCGCGAGCATTGGGACTAAGCTGCTAAATTTCTGGGACGCCAGATAAATCCACAAGCAACAAGCAACAAGCAACAAGCTTTTATTTTTTTTGGGTGGGCCCCGCCCACAAGCTCTTCTCTGTCCTCCACCATCCCCAGCCGCCGTCCAAGTGTATAGGATAAAATAGGATTTGTCAAGAAAATTATTTTATTTTTTTTCTTGACTATTTCCTATAATATCCTATATTTAAATTATGAAATCAAAAGAAGCATTGCAGCTAGTTGGCGGCCTGTCGAGGCCGTCGAAAATGCCAGGCTGGAGTTACGGCCTGCCGGCTGCAGAATGTAAAACCGGATCTAAGCTTCAGAAGGTTGAGGGCTCGACTTGCTCTAACTGTTACGCTCTGAAGGGCTGCTATGTTTTTAAAGTTGTTCAAGCGGCCCAGTATAGAAGGCTGGAATCTATAAAGCATCCAGGATGGGTTGCAGCTATGGTATTTTTAATTAATTCAAAAAAATCTAAATATTTTAGATGGCACGACAGCGGCGACGTTCAGGACCTAGACCACTTAAACAAAATTTTTAAAGTTTGTGAGTTAACACCTGGCGTCAAGCATTGGCTCCCGACGCGTGAAGCGTGGACCCAGAACCACGTCGCGAGAGCTCCCAGAAATTTAGTTATAAGATTCTCCATGCCCATGATTGACCAGGCGCCAGCTGGCGCCTGGCCTAATACATCAACTGTAGTTACAAAAGCAGCTACATGTCCAGCCCCGCAGCAGGGTAACGCTTGCCTGGACTGTCGGGCGTGTTGGGATCCGAAAGTTAAAAATATAGCTTACGGTGAACACTAATTCTGAAACGCGCACTTATGCGCAGCTCTACTTGAGCCAGGCAGTGACCGTGGTCAACGAGAAGAAAAAAGCCCAGGAATCGCTCGGCACTGGGGGCCACGGAATAACTGTAATAGATTTTTGGGAGGGCCCCGCCCACAAGCACGCACCAGGCCACAAGCTACAAGCGCTCAAGGAACAAGCAACAAGCTGATAAGCCACAAGCCACAGGCTCCGGGTGGGTCCCGCCCACAAGCGCGTGGATCTCGGTCCCTTCATAAAGTTTTATAGCCCCCTGACCGAGGGCCCGTGGCAGCTCTTTTACCATGATGAAAGTGTTCTTAGGGTGTCTAATATGGAACGAAATTTGGTGTGGTGAGAAGGTCAAAAACTTACTCAAACTTACTTTTAATTCGACCGTAAAAAATTTATTATTTTTGTTATAACCCAACAGATCTGGAGTGCCATGAGCTGCAGAATTTTCAATCCTAGTCCAGTTTATTTCACATTTATGTGCTCTTATTTCTCTCCAAAATTTAGACTCTTTCTTCAACATTTTTTAGAGTAATTTTCAGAGTAAGTGGTGTTCAATATTAGTCACCTATTTTCTTCAAAACCTTACCCATATTCCAGGTTTCAGCCTTGATTGTGAACACTAATCTGTGAGACTCTCTATGACCTATAATTTTATTTTCAAGCATTTGAAATGAAGTAATGTCGTAAAATTTACCATCTGGTAAACAAACTTGTACTCTTGCATCTTGAGCTGCAGGAGATACTAGCATTTTATTTAATACTTGACTTAATAGCTTTCCATTCATTCGTACTTGAAATATATCCTATATTTTATATATTTCAACCATGGGAGTTCCAAAAAGATTAACAGAAAAACAATTAAAATTTGCAAACTTAATCATAGCTCACGAAGGTAGGAAAACAGCAACTGAATGTGCGATCCTAGCAGGGTATGATGAAGAGTCTGCTTATGTTAGGGCATCAGAGTTACAAAATCCAAAAAAATATCCTTTAGTGGTCGAGTATATAGGTGAGAGAAGGACAGAGATGTTAAAAAAATATGACATAAGTTTTAATGGACACATGGTAGAGTTGGGCAAACTTAGAGATGAGTTTAGAGAAAACAAAGCTTGGACTGCAGCAGGTAATATGGAAGTTTCACGTGGAAAAGCAGCTGGATATTATAACAATCAACAGATTCATCTACACAAACATGAAGGTTTGAGCCAGGAAGAAATAGATAAAAAAGTTGTAGAAGCTTTGGAACATTACCAACCAATTATAGATAGAAATGCTGAAGTAGTTACAGACGAGTTATCTTCTTCACCCACTGTCGAGGAATCATCGTCCGATCCCCAAACGTAATTCCATCTTCATCTTTATCGTATGATGCAAATATTTTTATATGATCTTTTGTTTTTTCGTATAGCCAACCCTCGTTTACTGGTCTAGCTAATTTCATTTTATCAAATTCTTTTTCGTTAGCCCATCCAGAATCAGATACACAATCAACCCATTCAACTCTAACTTTATGAAATGGTATGTCAGGTGTTGTTTCAGTGAGTGCAGCTTTTCTTCTTTTCTTAGGCATACCACCTTATACACCCTATAGATCTTTTCTCTAGGGACATTTTTTACAAAAAACAATTTCCATACGCGCGCTCCGGGAACTTGAAAAGTGAGTGTTTATGCGGATTGTAACATCTGTAACATTGGGTTGTTACAATCTAATCTTAAATAAGTGTTGATAATCAATGTTTATTTACAATTGTAACATTGTAACGCCTGTAACATGGTTTTGAAAATAAAAAAATATTTTTTTATTCTGGGGAAAAAGTTCTATACGATACAAATAGTTTAGAATTATTCTAAATTAGCGTAGTATTGCCCAACTCTCGCCAACCATTTGTACATATACTGCCTAAATTCCTCATCAGCTATCTCAAACTTTTGAAAGTAGCCATCTTTAGAACACATTAGAACTACACCAGAATGTATTTGAGTCTGATATGTATAGTTGTGAGCCATGGCATATGCAGCTAACTGTATAAAATAATCCTCGATCCATTCTCTACGTTTCGGCTTGTTTGTTTGCTTGAAATCTATTATGCTTTCGCGTCCATTATAAATACCAACAACATCAGTTGCTCCTGCATATAAATCTGGGTACCATAAAGTAACCTCAGACCCCCATATTTCGTCCAGAGAGCCCTTTATACCATCATCTATGACCTTTTGAGCCATAAGGGTAGCCTCTTGCCCTAAATCCGTTAAATCGGCATGGTTTTGGCCCAATAAATAGTGTTCTAGAAGGGTATGCATAGCAGTTCCTCGAGCAGCTGCTTGGTCCATGGTCCTTGTAGCTTGTTCCTCGCCCACTTTAGCACGCCAATTGGCCAACGATTCTTGCTTTTCTTTTGTCTGAGTTTTTGATAATATAGTTGTTACAGATGGTAATTTTTGGTTATCTACTGCGTAGTGTCTTCGACCCATGACTATTTCTCTTTGACTCTTTGGGTAAGTAAATTTTTTATTCCATCTTAATTCCCAAGTATTTTTATTATACTCTTCTAAATCTTTATCTTCCATCATACCCCACACATTCCTTCACATTCATTGTTAAACAAATCTAGTTGCTCGTCATCTTTAAACTTTACTTCATCTAAATTTTTACAAGATCGGTGCATATAATTTTTTATCTTATGATTATTATCTCTCATTCTTTTATCAAATATAACTGCAGCTGAGAATTCATCTGGTCTATTTTTTTTCATATCTAACCAAAAAGAATCATCATGATAAGGACATCCAATGCAAGAAGACTTTGCAGGTGTCTTGTAATCTTTACCGCTATACCATTCAATGCAATCCTCTCTAGACATTTTCTTTTCAATCAAAGGCCATCTGTTTTTTTGCCACCAAAATCTTGACTCTTTTACTCGGAATACTTCGTCCGTTGATATACCAACCCAGGTTTCTACATACTCACCTTTTGGAAATCTTGCATACTTTTTCATACCCAATAACTCTCTAATCTTTGCAGCAATTGGAGTTATTTTATATTCTCTCGTGCATTGTCTACGACCCATACCTTTTTTACCTTTTTCATTTATAGTAAAAAAAGGCACAGATACAAACTTACCATTATCTGTTGCTTTTAATATATCTTCATTAAGATTACCCGCTTTACA